GGACACTCATGTAGAAGTGAGAAATCAGTCTGCGCTGCCGGATGATATCCGTTACATATGTGACGTTGATTACTATCTCGACATGCCTCATATCCTTACCCAGTTCGCTCCATTTCTTCTATACACTGCCGTACCTGCTGATGCTGGGTCAAACAGTGTAGATGATATCAGTACTTGGTTTACTGAAGATGGAGAGTTGGTTACTCATGTCTCTGGAGGGGGAAAGTACCAACATAGAATCTGGGATTATGGGACTGATTCTCTGATTGTTACTGAGCAAGGATGGATTGGCCTGAAAACACTCTGCTGTTATGCAGTGGAACGCAAACAGGTCGCCTCAAATAGACAGCTTATACTGCTCAGTCCAATACGTAAGTTCGAAGGTGTCTTTGCTGATATTGCCAGTATTCATCTCTCTGGTAAAAGACTTGAAAGATTCGATCCTATCCAGGATATTGATGGGACTAAATTTGTAAGGTTTCAAACCCAAAGCAAAGATGGCTTGATGACCACGACCGGGATTCCCGGCAGTGTGTTATCAGCCACTATCCCCTCACAAGTTGATGACGCGTTAAATGTTCTAGCCAAATTGAGTAGCACACAACTTACTGTGCCCTCCGTGTCATCCTGGTTAAAGGAAAGAGTTGAAATCAGCGGGAAATCCCCTGCTGCTGTAGTCTTAACAAGTTTTCATCGGTTGAAAAATAAAAACAAAATGCCTGTTGTATACCCTGTACAGAAAGCTGTACTTTCATATCAATACAAACCCGATGAATACGATCAAGACGCACGGCCTAAGATTTCAGCTTTCATGTCTCCGCTAATTAATGAAGCATATACCCCAGTCTTTAACAAGGCTGGAGAGGAACAAGCGGTAGAGGGAAGAATAAACAAACTCAAAAAGAAAGAACCACGAAGAGACAGGTTCATAGATCAATGTATCAGAGAGTTTGCTGAACTGGTTGCTGATGGATGTGTGCTGCATCCATATGAGCATGAAGTTGTAGAGCAAAAACAGAAAACAATGTCCCAGAGACTAGTCCTCGCCTTAGCGTCGATTTGGGGTACTGTTGTCAAAAAGGTCTTATCAGGATTTGGTAAGGCTGAATGTTACCGGGGGATTAAAGACCCGAGAATCATTACGACAGCTACTCCTCCTGAGAAACTGGAATATTCTGCATACCAGCTGGCATATGCTGACCATTTGAAACGTTTCAAGTGGTATGCGCCCGGTATGACTCCATTGGAGATCGCTACGCGTATGGCGGAGATCTGTTCCAATGCAGAATTCCTTAACCAGAGTGATCAACATCGTCAGGACGGAAACACCACATACTACTGTCGAGAGATTGACAGAGCAGTGTTGATGAAGTTGTTTCCTAACTATCGCGAGGATTTGAATGAACGATTGAAACTTACTCATTCTAATACTGTTTTCTTACCAAATGGCACAAAATTTGACCAAGGCCCAGCCCAAGCCTCAGGGCTTGCGGACACCAGTAACGCCAATACCACAAGAACTGCCTTCTGTAGCTATGTCGGATATCGTAGAACAATCAACAAGGAAACCGGCAGATTCTACTCTCCTAAGCAAGCTTTCGCAAAAATCGGAACTCACTGTGGTGACGATGGTTGTGATCCTGACCTCCCCGTCAGCGCCCACAGATGGGCTTGCAAGAGAGTCGGATACGACTTGGAGGCCTCTGTGGTCCAGAGAGGTGATCGAGGAGTCACTTACCTGGCGCGCTACTATAGTCCTGACTTATGGTATGGAAGTCTTAACTCTATGTGTGACGTGCGGCGACAGCTCGCCAAATTCCACACTACGGTCGGCTTACCTGATAACGTCCCAGCTGAGCACAAATTGGTTGAAAAATCGATGTCATATGCTGTCACAGATGCAAACACCCCCGTCATTGGCAGACTTTGCACGAGGGTCCTTGAAGTATCATCATATAGACCTAAAGTTCCTTTGGGAATTGGGTCTTGGTGGTCCAGATTCGAGGAGTCTGTCCAATATCCGAACGAAAATGTTAACGGATGGATGGAGGTGGAGTTTGATCTGTCATGTCCAGAATTCGATCGCACAACGTTCGATACATGGATTACTGAAGCCAGGACTGGAGCGGAAATACTTAAAGCTCCATTATGCGTCCCGCTTCCCACGCACCAACCCGGAGCAAGTTGCGCTGTGGTTGACGATGAAGTGGTCCATATACATGACGGATGTGAATGCCGCACGACAGCAAGCGATACTTCCGAAACCTCATATGTTATCCCCGACTCGAGAATACCTGAAATCGTCGGAGATAAGTCGCCGGGCGGAGCAAAGAAACGCTCCAGAAAACCCCGCGCCGTCACGAAAGAGAAGAACCCTAAGAGGAGCTCTAAGTGATCTCA